CGAAGTCGTAGCCCTTGCCCGCGGTCGCCATCGGGACAAGGTCGTTCGCCTGCCCCACGACGAGCGTGGAGCCTGCACCGTGCGGGGAGGCAAGCTGGATGGCACCCTGCTGTCCGGCCTCCTTCGTCTTGACGGATGCCTTCAGGGCGAACGTGGCGAGCGCCTTGGTCATCGCGCGGCCGTCCATCGTGGCTTCACGGGCGATCCCGTTCCACACGAGCGCGGCCACCGCGTCCGGGGAACCGTAGGCGAGACCTGCGGGGCGGTTGGCATGCTGGTCGAAAATGGTGTACCCCATGGCGACGGGCTCATCGGTGCCGTTCACCTTGATCGTCGGGACACGCATGTCGGCGTAAGCGTCGGTGAAGTACCAGGCGACGCGCTCCTCGCCCTCGCCCGTGTTCAGGTCCCGATGCACCCACTGGCGCCGGTAGGCCATGATCTCGCCAAGCCCGTCCGTATTGAGGAGTTCCTGTGTGATCTGCCACAGCGGGATGGCCTCGAGCGTCTTCGTGCTGTCGTTGCCGATCCACAGGGCGATGCCTTCGGAGTAGAGCTTCTCTTCGCGCTGGCGGCGGGCGTTGGTGCCGAAGAAGGAGCGCTGATTGATCGGCTGGTCGATGAGGTCCTGGATGTTGGTCTTGCCGCGCGTGCCGCCGACGCTGGCGGAGCCGGGGATGTTCCCGTAGCGGATGCCGTCCTTCCAGATGTAGTTCGCACGCAGACGGAAGCCGCGGCCGATCCATGGGGCTCCCACGATCGACTCGCGAATCTTCCAGCCCCACTCGCGCAGGTACAGCAGGGTGAGACCGAACTGCCCATTCGGATCGGCGCCGGCGCCGAAGATGGAGGTCCACCCCTGGTCCTCGCGCCCCAGGAGCGCCTGCACCTTGAAGAAGGCTTCCTTCAGGTCGGCACTATCCACCCCGACGGTGGCTTCTCCGAAGATCTCGATGATCGCGCGTGACTGTGCATCCATGGCGGGAGCGGAGTCTAAGCCCCATTCGGCGCGGTTCGCGCGGAGAACGGCGTGGTATCAGACCGGTATCACAGGAGCATCTCGCGAAACGACTGGAAGTCCTCCGCGACCACATCCATCGGGTCCAGGGCCGCCAGGTCCCCCTTCTGCATGTCCCCGAGCGGCGGGTTCAGCAGCGGCCGGGTGTCGATGCAGGCGTAGATGAGCGCGTCCAGGCGGTCGGGGGAGCCGTGCATCTCCGATCGCATGTCCTTCTTCGGCGTGATCGCCACCGCGCCGCGGTTGGTCATGTCGTAGGTGACGTAGAGCAACTGGTCTTTCAGCGCCTTGTCGTTGATGTCGATATCCAACGCCCCCGCAGTGAGCAACTCCTTGAGGTACTCGTGGTTCTGTGCTCTGGCGTTCGCCCAGCGGGCTGGGTCCGTGCTGCGGTACGAGCCGTCGATGCGGATGACCGCGTAGGGGCGCGGCTGGAACTCCTCAAGCCTCTCCAGTTCGGTCGCGATGCCCGCTCCGATGCCGCCCGCGTCCACGCGAACCTCCGTCGCGCCAAGATGCCTTGCGATGGCGTTGACCCGGCGCGAGGCGCCCAGAGCGTCGTCCTTGTCCCATGTTCCGCTCGTCACCTTCGTCTCGATGCCGTCGTTGTAGGTCACCTTGCCGCTGAAGATGCGGCATCTGCCGCCCCGGTTCATCATCACGACAGACTCGTCCTTGCCGGTGGTGGCGAGGTCTACGCCGAGAACAAGGGGCTGACCCGCGATCTGCTCATCGGTGAACTCGTTCTCACGGGCGCGCTGGATGTGCTCCTCGCGGAAGAAGGTCCGGTCGTCCTCATCGGGGAAAGTCCCGAGGATCATCGACTTGAAGCGCCCGTCGGGCTTCCCGTCTAGGTTGCGGTAGGCGCCGGCGTCTTCGTCGAAGACGATTTCGCCGCCAGTCTTCAGCATGCGCTCAGCGTCGTACACGGCGCGCCTGGAGATAAGTCCGTCCTGGAGGCTCTTCTGCTTCTCGGGGTCGTCCGGATAGACGATCTCTCCCGTGAGGTTCGGGGTGTCGTAGGCGGTGATCGTGTGGAGTTGATACTCGCGCATATAGCGCTCTTCGGTGAAGCGCTCATGGAATGGCGTGGCCCGAGCGTCCGGGTTTCCGATTCCCGCCATGCGGGAGTCGCCCGAGGTCATGAGCTTGTCGATGGCGGCGTAGATCGGCTCCTTCACACCCCCAGCCTCATCGAGCATGATGAAGTTGCGGCCACCGGTCTTGCGGAGACCCTGGAAGGAGGACACGGCGTCCTGGGCGCCGGGGACGCGGGCGATCGCGAGAGTCTGGTTACCACCAGGGGTGGAGTATCGCCACTGGTCGGTCTCGGAGATCCATCCCGGCCAGGGCATCGGCTTCCCAGCGCGCGCGGCCTGGACCTTCTTGTAGCCGTATGCCTCCTTGAGGTAAGCGAACACGCCGATCTGCACCTGGACAAGCGTGGGCGCAGTGATGATCGCGAGAGATTCCTCCTTCGGCCACGCGGTAATCCACCACAGCGCCCAGCGCGCCGCACTGTGGGTCTTCCCGGTACCGTTGGCTGATTTCACGAGGGTGCGCGGATGCTGTCCGAAAAGTACGTCTTCGGAGATCCCGGCCATCTTTTCGTACATGCGCTCACCGAGGACATCGGACAGCCATGCCGCGAAGTCGCGCTGGTAGAGGGACTTCTTCGACCTCTCGCGTATTTCCGCCATCGCGGCATCGAACACCGCGGGGTCAAGCACACTCATTCCGCGATCTGCTTCTTCTCGATCTCGTGTGCGGCCACGGCGATCGCGTCCAGGACCAGCTCGTCCCACTTCTCGGCGTCCACCGACTCGCGGAGCGCCCCCTTCATGTAGGTGAGGGCGAGGTCGACGACGTGGCCCAGCTGTTGGCCCACGGAGGCGTTGTAGGTGTTGAGGTCTGCGGTGATCCGTACCTGCCGCTTCTCGAGGCGGTCCAGCACGTCTTTCAGGTACACCAGGAGCACCTTGGAGGCCTCCAGGTCGCCGGAGCCTGCCACCTGCTGGATGTCGCCGATCTGCCGCAGCGCGATGGAGAGGAGAGCCCGCTCCTTCTGGGCGTCCGTCAGCCAGTCACCGGAGGTGAGCAGGTCGTTCACTCGCAGGCGCACGCGCGCGGGCGACAGCACACCGCCGATGCGCCCGGATATCTCCTCGGGGGAGAGGTCCATGACGGCGTAGGCGATCAACTGCTCGTCGACGGAGCCTTTGGCGAGATTCAGCTGGGCCATGAGGCCGCGCAGTCTAGGGGATCTGGCTGCCCCCAGAAAACAGATTGGGGGCGCCCTCCGTTTCTATGTCACACCTGGAGGGCGCCCCACCCGAGAGAGAGGACCGATTACTGCAAGCGCGGAGTCTACCGCCGCTTCACGCGAGGCGCAACCTTTTCTTTCGACGTGGCCGCGATCGCCTCCATCTCGTTGCGCATCTCCACCGCCATCTGGGTGAGGTCAACCTTCCCGGCGAAGTCGATCCCCTCATCCGGGTCCACCTCGACCTCGGGCGCGGGCGCCGGCTCATCCTTTACGAACTGCTCTTGCAGGATCGCCCAGTCGACTATCGCCAGCACGAGCGCCTTCGCCTCCTGGCGACGGCCTCGGGGTGCCCAGGAATCGAGCGTGAAGGAGTCCTGCGGGCCGTGCAGAATCCAGATGGACTGCTCGTGCGCGGGCGCATTGAAGTGCTTGCCCAGCGCCGTGAAGTACTCCTTCACCATCGCCACGGTGAATCCGTGCTTCGTGCGCAACTCGAAGTAGACGCCCGCAAGGATTCGCATGACGATCGGCGCGCCGAGCATAGAGGTCTGCCGAAGCTTCTCCGCATCGATCTGCCCGTTCTCCACTGCCCGCATCTGTGGGAAGGCGTCCAGCACCACGTCGAAGAACTCGTTCGCTGTCTGGGTCAGGCCGCCCTCGCTGGTCTCGCGTTGCGCGCGGCGGCTCATCCGGCCGTCGTAGCCCACTGCGAGGGCGCGGATCATGTCGGCGATGGCGCGCGCCGAGTAGAGGTTCACGGAGCGCCGGGGGACGCGGTCGAACTCCTTCTCCACGCGCCCCTTCAGGAGGGGGTGCGTGTCGATGACCTGCTCGAGAACCCGGTTCTCGACCTTCGTGGTGTCGAACCGCGCCTTCACTGAAGCGGTGATCCCCAGTGCGTTCTCCGCGATGTCCGCGAACGCCTGCCGGGTCTCACGCATGTCGTCGGTGACCTGGAACTCGACTGCGACGCGCTCCGTGTAGAGCATGTCACGCACCTTCTCCAGCCGGTCGATCTCCGCCTGCGCGCCTTTGACCGCGTTCTTGTCCTGCACGCGCGTGGCGGTCGCCTTGTCGCTGCGCGCCCGGTCCTGCGCCGCATCGATCGACTCCAGCGCGATATGGAAGCCGAGGATGCGGTGCTGACCGTCGAGGATGTGAATGTCTCCCTCACGCCGCTCCGGGTACTTCAGGAGTCCGAACTGGGCGTCCGGGATCTCCGCCACCTGCTCGAAGCTGAAGATGGAGGGTGCGCGCAGGATCACGCCGGGGGAGATCCACCGGGGAACGGCGGACACGTATCCTGCGAAGTCCTTCGCATGTTGCAACTTAATCAGCCGGTTGGTGGGGCTGGCGATGTTGGTGTCAGGACGCTTGACGATGGATGCCAGCTGAGCCGGCGTGAGCGCGACAAGGTAGACGGTGCGACCGCCCTGCTTGTAGCGGGTGGCGAAAAACTCTTTGTCGGTGCTGTAGCTGGCCGGTAGCGCAATGCTCCCGGCCACCACAGGTGCCTGGACCGATACCACGGTTTCTCCTTGGTTTCGTGCAAATGCAGTTGCGTTCGATGGTCCGCCGAACTTACGATGTCCGGGACCGGCGATAACATACCCCCGTGGGCTTGCAGTCGCAAGGACGACACACATCAGTTGGCTGGGAAGGGTGATAGTGACAACGACAGTGAGGGACCTGGACGGCGCGAGGAGCGTGCAGGTCGACGTGCAGGGGAGTCTCGTCTTCATGTGGGGGCGCGGCTTCAGCTACGTCTTCGACAAGGGCATCGTGCTCAATGCGTTGCGGAAGGAGTTCAGTGTCGAACCGATACCGCAAGAGCCACAGCCCGACATGCTGATGGCGTGACGAAGGCCCCAGGGAACCCGAATCCCAGGGGCCTTCTTCTTTGCTTGGGGCGTGTATTACTCGGCTGCCGAGAGGCTAGCCAGCGGCACGACACTGGTTGCTCCGCCGAACTCGATGACGGCTTGCTCAGTATCAGCCAAGGTTTTCACCAAGACCACTTTCAGCACCCGGTCCATCATCACAGTATCGCCGGGTGTCATTGCGCATCCCGGTCGGAAATGAT